CCCGAGCCTCCGTCGCTCAGCGATGGAACGCCACCGGGTGATCCTCCACTTCCTCCACCCCAGGGGCCCCCTCCGGCCCCAGAGGCGCCATCAGGAGCGCCCGCGGCTACTGGCCCTGAAGCCGCATCGGCGCCATCATCGGCGTCCGCAGTTGATGGCCAAGCCGCACCTACCCCAGAGGGCCCTTCAGAGGCCCCGAGACCCTTGGACCATGGTTCCACCACTGAGGATTTGGAGCCCTATGGACCCGACGCAGCTTTACGCAGGAACATTCAGGAGCCTGTGTTCGACGCGTCGCAACCACTCCATGGGGGCACCACTCCGGACGATGCGGACATCATTGCTAATGAGCAGGACCGCGTCGTGAACATCAACGGCATCAACTGCATAGTTGGGCAGGACTTTGAGAAGGGTGATCCGGACAACAAGCAAATTGTTGGAGTTGTCACCGCACCCATGCCCTGCAAGCCGAACGTTTACAGCAACACATCACGCAACGCGAAAGCGGCCAAGCACCATCGGCTTGACCTCAAGGCGCGCGAGTTTAAGGCAGTTGCAGAGGACATCAAGAAGTTGAAGACGATGGTCGGGGAAGCGACAGGCGGTAAAGAACACCGCGCCATATTTTCGACGAAGCGTATCCAGCGCTGGGCGGAAGAATTTCTGCACTGGGAATTGCTTAAGTCGAAAAAATGGAGTTTGGAGCGCACCCAGACGTCAATAGAGAACTTGATGACCCAGGTATGGCCGGAGTACAAACTCAAATGTGCTGTGAAGCTTGAGAACATGAACGAGGGGAAGCCGCCAAGGTTATTGATTGCCGACGGCGACGACGGGCAGTTGATGGCGCTGGTCATCATCAAGTGCTTCGAGGACCTCTTGTTCGAGTGGATGGAGTCAAAGTCAATCAAGCATGCAGGCAAACGCGAGGCCGTCGTACGAGTGGTGGAATCACTCAAGAAGGCCGGCGCGTGCTTGATTGAAGCCGACGGGTCGGCGTGGGACACCACTTGTGGTGAAGCGATCCGGGAGCTATGTGAGAACCCAGTGCTGAGACACATCATGCAAACTTTGATGCCCTACGGCTTTGCGCCGGATTGCTGGTACAAGGAGCATGATAATTGCTGCAGCAAGAAGACTCTTAAGCTTTTCTTTTCCAAGAAGCTTGATAAGGTCAAGTTCCACATTGCCGCGATCAGGCGGTCCGGGCACCGCGGGACCTCTTGTTTGAACTGGTGGGTTAATTTCACCAACTGGGCATGCTCAGTGTTTAAACAGCCGGAGAGGTTCCTTACACCCACGACGAGGAATGGGGAGGACGTGACAGGCCGGAAGAGGTGGTGGAATGGCGCATTCGAGGGCGACGACTCGATATGCGCCTTGAGCCCACCCATGGTTGAGGGCGACGAGCTCAGCAAGCTGTGGACGGATTATTGGGAGCGAGTCGGCTTCAATATGGTCCCTGTGTACGCTGATGGTCGCGCGACTTTCTGCGGTTACCACATCGCCTGCAATAAGGGAGAGCCCACAGGGGTTGTCTGCCCGGAGTTGCCCAGGGCGATGAAGAACGCAGGAGTCAGTTGCTCCCCAACCATCATCCTCGCTGCTAAGGGCGGTGACATAAGAACCGTCAAGGACATCGCGGCCGCCGGAGCGCTCTCACGCGCCGCGGATTTCGCTGGTATTCTTCCATCAGTGTCGAGGAAGTACCACGCTTACGCGAACGAACTCAAGCAGAGCAGCGAGGTGGTTGACCGGGAAATGTCAATGCGAGTTATGGGGAAGGAGGGGCACCATTACACTGAGATTGAGGCGCTTATTGAGGCGCAGAACAACTTGGTGACCCCCACAGAGGAAATGGAGACTCTGAGAGCACTAGAGTGCTCTGCTACGTTGGAAGAACTGGACACTTTCACGTTGCATGCATGGACGTTTGAAGGCGTCTGCGATTACGAATCGCATAGGGCCGCACTCCCGAGGAGTTGGCGGCCGGCCCTGAAATAGGGCGCCACCGTGTGCACGGTAACGACAAACTTAATTAGTGAGGGGAGCTGCGAACAAGATAACGGTTCGCGGTGAGACTGACCTAACTCCATATGTCCAGCGATTTACCTGTCGTCGGCCCGGGGAGTTGCGCGCAAGCGGCAGTATGCGCGTTTGCCGGATGAGAGACCACTTTGGATCGATTCCGGCTTGGGTTGGGGCTTATTCTTTGCCCACCACAGTGCTGTGTGGTGGCGTAAGCCTGCTGTAGGGTGACGGGCGCCCACTGAGGTGAAGGCCTATGAGTACATGCTATTTGATCCGGCATGGGGTTTGCCAGCCCTCAAATACTCAGGAGCGAGACCCCCGCGTGAGTTCATACTTCACATTCGCACGAATGGATTCACGACAACTGCAAGGACGGTCCCTTTAACATGCCCTGCTGCCTAGCGCGAGTAGATGCATGGGGATGCCAGTTCAATCCTGGAGCATGAGATGTTAGCGTGGAGCGCATCTTTGCCAGTAATGGCCATGTTTTGGGCTTCGGGGTCCTTCCGATGGTTACGAAACCGAGGCATCAGCGTATCTGATGTGCTTTGTGCGAATCAGCCGGTGTGTGATGAGGTCAAGGGCTTGAGCCACCCGACCCCCCTCATCATTCGCCCGCCTTGTGAGTCCGGCCAATGCCGCCCTAGAACCTAATGCGAAGGTTCCGACTCACTAGCGCATTTCGATCATTGTAAATAGACAGCACTCTTGTGTATATGCAAATGGTACAAGGGTATCCCCTTGAGCTTTGTCACAATCATACTCTTCATAATACTTTTGTATTTATATAAACGCTGTTTCCGCCATGGTGAAGTTCAGCAGCAGGAGAGTCACGAAAGCGAGTGCGGTCCGCACTCTGAACCGAGTCCGCAAGGACCTCAAGCGTGGCAAGAGCGCCTCTAGGACGGGAAGGCGGCCCTTTAGCAGGGGTAACGCAACCGTTGTTTTGGCGCAAGGCGCTGTTGGCGCGCCCAAACGCAATTTTGGAACCAGCAGGGCGCGGGGGAGTATATCTTCTCTTGTGCGTTGCCTGGATGCGCGTATTCCTCGTACTTTGGGGCTGCCTCGGGCGGTCGGCCCATATACGGTCATCCGCACCACTATCCTGCACAAATCTTCCGCGAAGGTTCTCATTTTCTCGCCGTTCAGACACTTGAGTAATGAGAAGTGGTACGATTGGTGCGGAGTGGAAGACGTTAGTGCAACGGCTGACGTGACCGGGAGTTTGAACACCTCGCCGATCAACATGCCTATGGGCGGTTTGGAGACGGCGTGTGAGGTTGTTCCAGCATCGATGACGGTTCAAGTCATGAACCCTGCGGCGATTAATAACGCGCACGGCATATTCGCCATGGCGCGGGTGAATCAGCAGCTGATGCTCGGGAACTCCCCAGCTGGTGTTACTTGGAATGCGATGGGCGAGCGCATTATCTCATTTTATTCCCCACGTATGTTGACTGGGGGTAAGTTGGCGTTGAAAGGTGTGAAATGCAGCTCCTATCCTTTGGATATGTCAGAGTATGCTAGTTTCTCTCCCGTCAATAAGTGGACTGGAGCTTTCACTTGGGGCAACAGCACTCGTCCAGCCGCGCTTGCACCGATCGTGTTCGTTCAAGACAACGACAACCCGGTTGCTATGCAATTCATGGTTACGATTGAGTGGCG